ATTGCAAGCTCAATATCATATTTCATATTGTCGTACTTAATTACGTTATGTGGGGGATAAGTATCTTTGGCGTGACTGTGTATTGATTCCAGTTGGTCAAAGATGTGATCGAAACCTAAAAATGCGTTTCGTGGATATACGAAATTACCTGTCATGTTTACCTCCTATGACTAAGCAAGGTTAAATGTGAACCCCAGTCTTCTGGCGGCTCACCTTTATATATAATATTTAATTTTTAGAAGTCAACGGTTTGGTTATTTATTTCCAATATTATATTTTGGACATAGTTCCCATTGATTCTTTTCTTTAAAAGGTATGATCTTGATTTGTCTTAGAGGAGCTAATGGCTTAGCACTAGTTGTATCTTGTATATCAACTAATCCCCAATCAGACATTAAAGTTGCAATAGTGTTACGACGAGCTAAGTCAGTATCTTCTAAGTTAGCTTTCTTACCATCCAACAAAAACAATTCTTTAAAATGTACAATGAAATATCTACCTTGTTTGTGTAGAATATGACATGATTGGAATAGCTTTTTTTCTTTACGAGATGCTACACCTATTCTTGTCAATGTCTCTCGAACCTTTAGAAAGTCATCTGGTTCACTGAGAGTGATCTCCAGCATAGACGCTGGACTCCATTCAATATTACTTTCTTCCACCTTGATCCACCTTCTGTCTTATTATATTTATTTGGTCAGGTGACAGAAGCGATAATGCTTGCTTGGCTTTTGTATTGCTATAACCATAGTATTTCTTTACCACTTCAATATCACTAATAGGATCAGTTTTGATCCATTTACTAAATCTTCTCTTTTTTCTTATTATATTTAGTAAAAAGTGATATTGGAGCTTATCATCTAAATGATGATATTGGTTCATTACATTAGCAGCATGTATACAGTCAGGGAAATAACTAAGAGAGCGCAGAGTATGGAAACTGCTATATCCTGTTCCAGGTTGTTCAGCTTGTTGAGGATCGAAAAGATCTTTCTTCGTATACGTGATAGAACTGACATAATCAAACGGGTTCATTAACAAATAGTCTTTCTATTGACTTCAAAGTTTCAAATGTATCTTCTGGTCCAGTTACTGGAAAGACACGATTAGGAAAACCTTCTAACTTAGATGAGAAAGGATAATCGTTTCCACCAGGTTGTGTATCATCACCAAAGAATATAATACTATTATACAACTCTTTTAGTGGTTCGTAAACCTGTCCTTTATCTTTTCCTACTTCACTGATATCTATACCAGTCTCACCAGCTATCTGAGCACTAAATGTTTTAAACATTCCATTGAACTCATTTGCAAGTTCTTCTCTTTCTCCATACTCAAGATCATATTCAATGTATTCTTCTCTTTGTTCTCTAGTACATCCTCTACCTAAGATAGAGAAGTTCATCATTCCAGCACGAAGGTCAACATGTTTATTTCCTGTTCTATGAGGAAATCTACTTTCAGCTAACTTTTGTTTACACCATCTTAACATTAACTTAGGTATATCAAACTTAGCTGATGATTTAACTAATTCATCATTGATCCATAGTTCGTTTCCAACACACTGATAACATCCTTTTACTACTTTGGTTATCTCACCAAGCTGATCCTTGGTCTTAGGAAAATCAGATCCTGTTAGAATATAAACATCAGTTTTCTTTGCAAACTCTAATAAAGTCTCAGCATGTATTGGATCAATCTTTTCTCTACTTGGAGTCAATGTTCCATCCACATCAAATACTAGACAGTTGTCTTTCTTTGTTTCTGCTATAGCATCTGTTATTCTTTTACCTAGATTCTCACCAGTTAACTTTCTTGTATCGATATCTTTGTTGACCCACACATCATGTCCAGGTACACGCCAATACAACATAGGAACAGTCCTATGCCCTCTCTTTTTCATAAATGCTTTTGCTTCTGCATCTTTAGTAATATCGATAGTTTGAAACCCTTCAGCTTCATCCATCTTACTCAGCATACGCTTAAGAATCTCACAGAAGTGACATCTAGGTTGAGTATACAATATTAACATTACTTAAATTCTACATTTGCCATAATCTCAGTCATACAAGCTACTACGTTGAGTTCATGGTCTGCCACGAAGGCGTTCTTATATTGATAGTCAGCCAATATTAATACTAGTTGAGGAACACTATGAGATTCAACTTTATCAGTCGCAAGATCATACAATCCTCTGAATATGGCTGCTGCCTCTGTATCTATATTATTTACTACCCACGACCTCATAGCCTTGAAGTTTTTTTCTTTTAGATGAGTAACGAGCTGACTATAATCGCAGACATCTCTAACATCATTACTACCGATATGACCACTAATTGATCTTCTCTGAATTTCATTTAGCACTCTCCTCCAGTCTGGTGCATGTTCAAGAATAATACTAGCTATCGCAGGAGTTTCATAAGATACGTTCTCTTTATTTAGGAGTTCTTTAACTCGCTTTAGAAACAATCCTGCTAGTTGAGATAGTTCTTTTTTAGTACAATTAAACTCATAAACTCCACAGCGAGAGTGCAATGGAGTTATAATCTTATTCTTAAAGTTACATGTTAATATAAAACGACAGTTGTTAGCAAACTCTTCTATAAATCCACGAAGAGCAGGTTGAGTAGATTGAGCATTAAGATAGTCAGCTTCATCTAATATAACAACTTTGTATCCACCTTGTAAGGATACTGATGAGGCAAACTGTTTGATCTTGCCTCGTAATGTATCAATGTTACCTTCTTCTGATCCATTGATAACAATATAGTCACAACTAAGCTGTTCACACAAAGCTCTTGCAACAGTTGTCTTACCAAGACCAGCAGTCCCAGTAAACAACATATTAGGGAGTTCACCAGAATCTAAGACTCCAGTGAACATAGATTTTAGTGATTCGGGAAGTATACAATCAGCTATCGTCTTAGGACGATACTTCTCAACCCATAAGAAATCATTCGACATTTTTTATCCTTCATAGAGATGTTCATTATATAATAAGTCGGATAAGATGTCAATTACTTTTTCTTTTCTGGTTCAGCAGCTGCTGCTTGTGCTTTCTCTTGTTCGTGTTGTTCACCCATCTGGATGATCTGAATACACTGATCACGTAACTGACCAATTGTAGACAGCTCTTCACCTTTGAACCCACCTCGTTGAGTAATTGTATCAATCACAGCAACCATACTACGTGATGCACGAGTTGCAACATCAAAGATAGGGTGGTCTGTATTTTCTTCTGTCATATTATGCTCCATAAGTTGATGACTTTTCTAATGCAATCCAGTATCGAATTTTGTTCTCAGTATTAGTAAACTGAGAGATGAAATCAGAAGATAAACTAACATCATAATTACCTGGTAACATTTTCAAGTTACTAATATTGATAATCATGTTAAAGTTATCTTCAGTAAACTCTCCATCTACATCGATAGAGAACGTATTAGATGTAGAGTTCTCTGGATCAACTACAGAGAGTCTTACTACACCACTACTACTAGAAACAGCAAGAGCTGTATGCTCTAACGCAGACGCTGCTCGCTTGATCCTATTTAGTGTATCATTATCTAAGGTAAATTTAACATCCTCGCTAGATAGTTGTATATCTTTAGAAGGAGGTCCTGTCAGCATTTCTATATCAGAATAGAAATATTTAATCTGAGTACGACCTGTTGAATCACCTATAGTAACATAGTTATCTGTAAAGTTTAATCTAGGCACATCTACAAGACTCAACACATTAAGAAATTGGTTGAGATCATATATACCAAAGTCAATTGGTAAATCTTCTAATATATTAGCAGAGGCTAATACATTCTTAGCTTCTGATATAGTCTTCAATGTATTACCTTGCTTGATAACTATATTAGAGTTAATCGAAGCAAAGTTCTTCAATACCTGAAGTGTTCCTTCACTTAGTTCCATTATGCAGCATCCTTCAGTTTGCTAAAGTTTTTATCTTTAATAAACTCAATCTTATTAGCGAATCTACCTTCTAGTATTTCACCTTTATGAGAGATTACAAAGACGTTTGTTTCATCTCCAAGACTATAGATGATTTTCATTAGATTGTCAACACCATCGTGATCTAGACTTGAGTCAAACGTCTCATCTAAGATCAATAGGTTTGTTGCAACACTGTTCTTCATCTTGGCTATCTGTCTCCACGTGAACAGTAATGCTAGATCTATACGTTGCTTCTCGCCTTCTGAAAATGAATCATATGTGAAGTCATCTCTATGACGAGATCTTATAGTCTCATTAAATGCTTCATCTAGATTGAAGTGTACGAAAAAGTCTAGTATTTGTAGATACTGATTACATAGTTTGTTTATAACAGGTAGATACTGTTTGATAATCTTAGTCTTGATGCCTGTATCTTTCAACATAGCAGCAATCACTTGCCCATATTGAAAGTCCTCATTTAGTTTTAACTTTACTTCTACTTGTTCATTACTTTCGTTGATTAAGTTAGTAAGATCATTATCTGCAGCTTCTATATCTGCCCCTGCACCTATTTTGTCTATTTCTTTCTGAGTACGATCTATAGCTTCTTGGAAGTTACTGATAGATTGATTATTGCCATGTATATCACTTTGTGACTCTTGACATTGTTTTATTACTTCTTCTACAGCACTGAGAAGTTCTGTCTTTGTCTGTAATGTTTGGTCAGCTGTCTCTATGGCAGCACTAAGTTCTTTGGCTTTTGTTTTACCTTTGGATATATGTGATTGTTTAGTTTCTTCTGTAATAGGTTGAGTACATGTAGGACATGCATCATTGTCTTCAAAGAACTTAACATCTTTCACTAGTTTCTTTATATCAGCATTGAACTTAGCTTTGTATTGATTCAATCCTTGAATAGATGTGGTAGCATTTTCTTTCTGCTCTGTAGCAGATGATAAATGATCTTCTATCCAAGCTGACAATACCATATTATCTGATTGTAATGTATCGATCTTGCTACGGTGATCTTCTATTAGTTTTAGTTTTTCTTCTTTAGCTTCTTTGTTTATTGCTTTTATATCTTTTATGTACTTCTTCTGACTATCAATACGTGTTTTACCTAATTCAATCTGATGACTAATATCTTTTATCTTTTCTCTTAATGAAGACATCTGTTCTTTCAACAGGCTATTCATCTTAGAGAATACATTAATATCCAGAAGATCCTCGATAACATCCTTTCGATGGTTTGCACTGAGTTGCATGAAAGGAATGAAGGAGGATGACCCAAGTACAACAATCTGGTGAAAGCTCTTATGATTGAGTTTCAAGATGTTTTGCTCGAGGACCTTCTGGTACTCTTTGGCATGTGAGTCTTGATTGATCATTACACCATTCTTCCATATCTCAAAGATATTTGGTTTGATGCCTCTTATGATCTTAAACTCACTACCAGAGACTGTGAATACTACCTCTACGATAGTACCTTTTTTGTTTATACTGTTTATTAACTGATTCTTACTAATGTTCCTATGTGCTTTGCCAAACAGAGCAAAGGCTAACGCATCAAGCATTGTAGACTTGCCTGCTCCGTTCTGACCTACTACTAATGTAGTATTAGCTTTCTGTATATCAACAGAAGACCAATTGTTACCGGTTGAAAGAAAATTCTTCCACTTCAGTGTTTTGAATACAATCATTATACTACTTCTAGTGCCTGTGCCTCTGTCATAAGGTTAGACATTTCTTTCTTAATTCTATCTTTATCGAGATCGGTGTCCACACCATCTATATAACTATACAGCAATACGCTAGTATCTTCAACAGATAATTCACTATCATCTACATTATCTCCAAGAAACTCATTGAAGTTCTCTGCTATCTTGAGCTCATGGATTTGTCTATTGTTAATACGATCTATAAATCTGTCAAAGACAAATGTATCTGACTTGTTGACAACCACTACCTTAACAAACTTATCATCCAGGTTATCTAATGGACAAGTTAGATAATCATTCTTAGTATCATCATATACAATCTTCTCAAACAATGTATAAGGATTGTGGATGGCTGTTACTTCACGAGTGTCTGTATCCATAACATGAAAGTGTTTCTTATTGTGTGCATCTGACCAAAAGAACTCCATCTGTGATCCAAGATAGTGAATATTATCCTT